ACATTGTGATTGATGTTACTGAGCTAACTGGCGACATGATTGAATGGTATCGCCTAATTGAAGGTACCGTGGGCCACAAGGAAATGTATAACCATCGTGACGTGCGTATTCTAACACCAGTGGTGGCTTATAATGCCAAACCCTGCTATCATATGCAGGATGGTACAAACAATGTGCGCCTACACTTCCGCGGTGCCGATGCCAGTACTGCCAGTTTATTTTTATTAAAATTCAACGAATACGTGGTTCGCCATAACTTAAAAGAAGTTGAAGAACACAACTACTAGCCTAAATAAATATATGTTCAAATACAGCGGCCTTTGGCTTCATCCCGGTATACAAACTCTGCCAGCCTATGCTAAAATTTAACATAGGAGAAAAAAAGCATGTCTAAAAAATTTATATCAACAAAAGAATATTCACATTTAGCCCCAGTGGCATATCGTCAATGGAGGGCCGACAGTCATTGTAATCTCGTCCATGGTTACGCACTATCATTCAAATTTGAATTTGAGTGTGATGACCTTGACGCTCGTAATTGGTGTTTTGACTATGGTGGTTTACGCCCACTTAAGGACTTTTTAGAAGAACACTTCGATCATGTTCTACTATTGGCTCAAGATGATCCGCACTATGATACCATCAAGCAGTTAGGTGAATTAGGTTTGGCAAAAATTACAGAAGTAGAAAAGACAGGATGCGAGGGCATTGCTGATTTTCTATACGAGTATGTGAATACTATCTTCTTGCCAAGTTGCGGTAAGTCTGAAGCAGACCGTGTTTGGTGTTCAAAAGTTGAAGTCAGAGAAACTCCATCAAATATGGCTTATCGCCAAGGTCACCGCGAAGATGGTGAATTTATTTAAGTAACGATTTTTCTAACGCTTTCAACCGTTTAGTTTCTGAAATTTTTCGTTTAGTTTCGTCTGACATTGGTTTTCCTTTGTTAGGCGGAACTGATCCTTTTTTAGAGTTAGAAATTTTTCTTTTCTGTGCATCAGTCATTGGCCCTTTCAGTCTCCCTCTTTGAAATTCTGAAATCTTTTTCTTTGCTTCTTCCGTCATAGGTGCCCGACACTTTCCCATTTTACCTTTGGAAATATTTTTGCATTCTTCCACTGATTTAATTCTACCGATTGACGATTTAGAAATTTTTTGTTTGGTTTCGTCTGATTGGGCTCTTCCTGGCCTTCCTTTTTGAGCATTTGATATTTTCTGTTTAGTTTCAGAAGAATGAGATTTAACCCTAAATCTTTTCTTTCCATAATGACAGTTTGTGTTCATCAACAACGGATTATTCCAGTGTTCGTTTATGAGTGATTGTTCAAAATCATAAGCAGAATCATGGTCATAAAATTCCGCAAGGATGAGCCAAGTGAAGTTATCAAAATTTGGTTTTACAATTTTAGAAGATGTTCTATATTCCGGGAAGTCTACATGCGATGGTTTGTTTAACTTAACATTCTTGACTCTGTAACCAATATAGAACTCATTGGTTGTTTTATTGACACACATATAAACATATGGCATCGCTTTGGTTGATGTATAAATATTCATGCTGATGTTGCCTTATAACATTAGAGTAGTTGGGAATTCCACTTCCGCGAACTACACTTTTATTTATCCCAATCCTATTGACAAAAGTTCTATAATTGTTGTATAATCAATCAACAAGGAATATTATTACCTATGAACGAACAGAAGATAAAACAACTTACTGAACAGGCTAACTTGTCTGCTGATAAGACATATCAATTTGATCCCGAAGACGGATTCAAAATTCAAGAATGGGACAAGATCCGTTTGGCTAAGTTTGCTGAACTAATCATCAACGAATGTTTAGATGTTGCTAACGATACACGGTATGATGGCAAGGTTGTTGCCAACCGTATCAAGTTTGTTTTTGGAGTTGAAAAATGATTGACTATTACGAAGCACTTAGAGAAATGCACCAGGGCAATGTAGTCAAATATGTTGGCACAGTGAATGGCAATGTAATGAGTGACAACGGTGCTAGTTTCTGTATGTGTCGTGGTTGTATTTTTCTATTTGACGATGGAGTAATCAAATGGAACAAGTTGGGCTATATGGTTTACGATCCAGACTTTCGTTATGAACTCACAGGCGAAACAGTTGATCCTAGAGCATGGAAACCAGAGAAGAAAAGCAGGGAACTCAAGTCAAAGTTAGGTTATAGTAGAATAGGATTAAAAAATGTTTAACGCAAGGTTAGAACAACGTCTATGGTGTTATCGTGTAGAAGTGCGTGAAACACAAAGCAACATGGCTTTCCGTGAAGGCCACAGAGAATGGAATGAGGACTTATTTGCATAAAGTATGGAGACTTTGGGCCAAGGCTTTGGGCGAAAAAGCAGGTGATACGGATCGAGAATCAGACCGTATTGCTTGCATTCGCACAGCCATTGTGCTATCATACATCGTAACTAACTGCTTTATTGTAGCAGGCGTTATACGACATTGGAATCAAACATGACACCGGGAAAAACTAGAGAACAAATTCAAGAAGCCTTAGACATCTTGCAAGAAGAATGTGCAGAAGCCATTGTGGAAGTCAGCAAGATTCGCCGCTTTGGACTAGACAGCGCCGACTATAACTCTGGCATGACTCAAACGCATCGTGTTAGCTTCGTGAAAGAAGTAGGCGATGTACTGGCCATGGCGGATATTCTAATAGAACAAGGTGTGATAACACAGTCGGATCTAGACATAGCAAAACAAAACAAAAAACTTAAACTTCAAAAGTGGTCAAAAATTTATGAGCAAAATTAAAATCGCAGAATTATTTTATAGCATCCAAGGCGAAGGACGTTACATGGGTGTGCCCAGTGTGTTCCTACGCACATTTGGCTGCAACTTTACCTGTGGCGGGTTTGGTATGCCCCGTGGCGAACTAAGCATGGAGGCCGCTGGCATTGCGGCTACACATAGTTTGGTTACACCTTTTCAAAAGTATGAAGACTTGCCACTGGTGTCAACAGGTTGTGATAGTTATGCAAGTTGGATGCCAGAGTTTAAAGAACTTAGTCCCGTGCTTACAGTTGATGCTATTGCCGATCGCTGTCGTGATATACTTCCTGGAGCCGGTTGGGGTGATACGCACTTGGTTATCACGGGCGGTGAACCGTTACTAGGTTGGCAACGCAGCTATCCCGAACTGTTGACCCTGCCGTTTATGGCCGACTTGAAAGAACTGACCTTTGAAACAAATGGCACACAAGAACTCAGCGCAAGTTTCTACAACTTCTTGCGTGGATGGAAGGCACAAGCACCTGATCGTGAGATCACATTCAGTGTAAGCCCAAAACTCAGCATCAGTGGTGAAGCTCATGCCGAGGCTGTCCGTCCCAAGATCGTTTGTGAATACGAAGAAGTTGGCACTGCCTACTTGAAATTTGTTGTGGCACACGACACAGACCTGCAAGAGATCGAAGACACTGTAGCCGAATATCGTACAGCGGGCTTTAAAGGACACATCTATCTCATGCCCTGCGGCGGGGTCGAGTCCGTGTATGGACTGAACAATCGTGCTGTGGCAGAAATGGCCATGCGTAAGGGTTGGCGTTACAGCGACCGTTTACAAGTTCCATTGTTCAAGAACGAATGGGGAACCTAATGGCAACAAAGAAAACAACCGAAGAAATCAAAAAGCCCGCAGCCAAGCGTGTGCCTAAACCCAAGGCCGAACCTGTAAAGACAGCAAAAGAAATCGCAACCGAAGCAGGTGAGCCCTATGTGGCAATCATTAGCGTAGAGCTAGATCCCGACAACATTGGCAATGGTGCGTTTGAACTAGATTGGAACGACAAGTTCATTGCCAATCTAGTACGTGCGGGCTATCAAAGTAAGCCCAACGAAGAAGACAGCATTATTGTTGATCGTTGGTTCCAAACAGTATGCAAGAACATTGCCATGGAAACGTTTGAACAGTGGGAAACCAACCAACCCATTGATGCAAGACCACGTGTAATTGACCGCAGAAATCTAGGCGACGGACGTAGTGAGGCCAGCTGATGGAAGGTCTAAAGCCACCCAAGACCATGCGGGTCTATCAGCTGATTAAGTTGAACGCTGCCAGCGGACTAAACTTTGGTGTTGCTGGCGGTATTCCTGCTGGTAGCGCCAACTATATCGGCACAGGATTTTATACCACACTACAAGAAGCAGAGCATCATCGCACACTGGAAATTCTCAAAGATACCAGCGGTAGCGTGACATCATTTCACATCTTTGAACTTGAATTTCCTAACCCGGCATATAGAGAATAATGGATATTTACGTAAATGGTATTTTACAGGTGCCTGGCTTTGACTATGTAGCCAGCAAGAATTCTGTGAGTTTTACTCACCCCCCGGTAAGAGGATATGATATTGTCGTAAAAGATCTAATTGGCAACGCGACTCGGATCACAGCCGATGGAACTACATTCCTATACCAAATCTCAGCGCATAGCAAGGGCATCAATAATGCAATAGATCTATTTAACGATGCGCTGAAATATTATGATAATCCAGCAGTGGCTGACGTGTTGGATCAACTAAAAGTAGTAATAGCTCTAGTAGAGCAGCAATCCAAAACAGCTTGACACTGAAATAAACTACTGCTATAATATAAGCATGAAATACCTAATCGTCGACACAGCAAACACATTCTTTCGCGCACGTCATAGCGCCCATCGTCAAGCCGACACATGGGATCGATTAGGCTTTGCTATCCATGTAACAATGAGTAGTATTGCCAGCGCCTTTCGTAATCAAAAGGCAGACCATGTTGTGATCTGCTTAGAAGGTCGTAGCTGGCGCAAGGACTTTTACACACCTTACAAGGCAAATCGTGCTGTGGCACGTGCGGCATTAACAGAGGCTGAGGCCGAAGAAGACAAACTGTTTTGGGAATCGTTTGACGCAATCAAAGATTTCTTTATCAACAGCACCAACTGCACTGTTATGCGTCACGCCGAACTTGAAGCAGATGATTTGATTGCTGGCTGGATACAGTCACATCCTGAAGATTCTCATGTGATCATCAGCACAGACACAGACTTTTATCAGTTGTTGTCGCCCAATGTGGTGCAGTACAATGGTGTGGCAGATGAACTGCACACGCTAGATGGTATCCTAGACAAGAAAGGTAAACTGGTCGTTGACAAGAAAACCAAAGAACCCAAGAAAATTCCCGACCCTAAGTGGATTCTCTTTGAGAAGTGTATGCGAGGTGATGCTAGTGATAATGTCTTCAGCGCATACCCTGGAGTTAGAACCAAAGGCACTAAGAATAAGACAGGTCTGGTTGAAGCCTTTACCGATAAGGACAGCAAAGGATATGCTTGGAACAATCTTATGCTGCAACGTTGGACTGACCATAACGGGCTAGAGCACAGAGTACTCGATGACTACAATCGAAACGTCACCTTGGTGGACTTGAGCGCACAGCCCCCAGAAGTACGTGCCAAGATTGACGCAACCATTGCAGAACACAGTGTGCCCAAAAATGTAGCACAGATCGGCACCAAGTTCTTGAAGTTCTGCGGCAAGTTTGATTTGAAACGCATCAGCGAAAGTCCACAGGGCTTTGTTGACTGCTTTGCAGCACCTTATCCGGAGGCACGATGATTCCCTACACCGATACCGAACGACTTATTCTACTTGACGAGATTGAACGTGGAGATAAAGTTGTGATTCCAAAAAGCATAGAACATGCCGAATGTATGCTCAGAGTTGCACAACATTACATCAATGAACAACACGGAAAAACATTTAACGCACTAAAGGAAGACTATGACACAGCAAAATGAAGAAAAACTAGACGGCCGCAGTGAGATTGAGATTGATCTTCACCGAGAAGAACTGTATCAACTCATGCTGATGGCACACGAACAAGACATCACTCTCAATCAACTGGTGGAAAATATCCTACAGGCCAAGATTGACGAGGAAGTGGCACGCCAGGCGGCTGCGGAGTCCGATGGCGAATGATTAGAGATGTAGTCACGGGCGGACGCTATATGCAAGGCGTAAGTGGCCAGCTGAGCACTTACGTAAATAGCTACAGTGGACAACAAGGTGTAGGCAACTTGCGGTACAATACCAGCAATCAAAATTTAGAAGTCTACGATGGTAGTGCATGGATTACTATGAATATGGGCTATGCCAGTGTCGCACTTAGTGCAGAGGCCGAAAGTCTATTAGACTGGGCCAAACAACGGCGTGCCGAAGAACTAGAACTCAAGGCTAGAATGGACCAACATCCTGGCCTTAGAGACGCATACGAGCGCTTTGAGATTATGAAGGCGCTCACCCTAGAAGAAGAAACCAAGGAACAAAATGATTAGACGCACTCTATACCGCTTTATGGCATGGGTCCAAGACTATCCAAAACGTGAAAATGAGATCTACGCTACAACAGCGGCATCAGGTAAAGTGCGAGTCAGCGAAGAAGCAGACATTGACGGTATGCGATTCATAGTGATGCCGGCTGAAGGTGGTACCATTGTACAGATGCGTACATATGATCGTCGACGGGACGAAAGCAACAACAAGACTTATGTGATCCCCGACACCGAACAAGACATTGCTCATCGCATTGGACAAATCGTTGCCATGGAGTTATTGAAACAATGATATTCAAAAAATCACGACTACGCCTGGCCAACTGGTTATCTGGTGGACGCATCTTATTTGACAAAGAGGAAAACAAAACAATGACGGCAATAGCAGGACAATACGCAAGTGCTGGCATAGCACTAGGCAACTCAAGTGGTTTATATACCTTGGGCGCACAAGAACACAACAACGTTTATATCAACAGTGATATTACAATACGCATCACACATGCCAACGGTGGCTATATCATCAGCATCCAGTCTGGCCCAATACCCAAGCTGTATCTGATTCACGAGGATGCTGACTTTGATAA